AAAAAGCCAGTCAAACTCATTCGGGTCCTCCACCCGCTTAACATAGCGGATGCTGACGGTGTCAGAGTTTGCCAGGATAAACTTGCCCTCTACCTTGTATTTCTCAGTGTCCAGAAGATTGGTATCAACCAAACGCAAAAAATCCGCCGGCAGGGCGAACTTGGCGCTGTATTCGTATGCAGGGGCGTCTGTGCTCTTGGCGAGAGCAACCCTGGAGATGGCAAAATTCCACAGGTGCGCCCGCAAGACGGAATCCCGCAGAGGCTCGTATGTGAGATTGCATAGCCTCGCGGCCTTTGAGTCGTCAAGCAGTGACGTTATTTGCTCGTCACCAACCTTAGAGAGGGCGATATTGCATATCTGAACCTCGGACGCCATCCGACTCTCCTAGCAATTGAGAGGGGTGGAGGCCGAAACCCCCACCCCAGTCAATTAATTGACGACAAACTCAATCTTGTAGGAGAGAGTGCCGGCAGCCGGCGTACCGGCAGCAGCAGACGCCGTCAGGGCAACGTAGACCATCTCGCCGGAGTCAGCCGACAGTCCACCATCTTCCCAGACTTGCTGTCCGGTGGTGTTGATGTCAGCAACTTCCCAACGATACTCGGTGAAGGCCTGGGCAGCCTGACCCGCCGTGACGGCGGTGGCGTAGCAGTCTTCATCGATGACCGTTTCGTCCTTGTCGTACAGGCCGATATTCCAAGCCAGCGCGGCGGGCGACGCGGTGTCGAGGTCATCCGTGGCAATCTGGATCGAAGTGATCGACGCATTCGACGGAACCGGAGCCAGCATCACGATGTCATTGTTATCGAGATCGGTGGTCGCCAATTCCAACGTGCCTTGCGCCACGCGCTTGACGCCACCCAACTGATGGGCGGGGTTAGCCACGGGCGGGGTTGCCTGGTAGTTAGTGACCAGATCACTGTCTTTGGTGGTCATATCTCATACCCTCCTTAGCTGGGATCGCATTCGATGTAGCCAACCTGCTTCTCTTCCATGCGGGTGGCCCCGATAGACATGGAGTAGAAAACCTGGGTGGCGTGGTTTTTATCGGCGCGCTCCGAGATGCGGGCAGTCGGGTTGGACCCAACGGCAAGCTTGATGCCGGACTGGGCGAAATACAGAACCTTGTGGTCGGCATTCGCGTCAGTACCGATCAACTCGGTGCGGATGAAGTTAAAGCCCATGAAGGTGTTGACTTCGCCCTGAACCAAGGCCTTGACCACGTTGTAGTCGGACGAGGTGATCTCGGTTTCCGCCAGCAGATTTTTAAGCTGCTTGGCATTCAGGATGATGAAGCGGCTTTCATCAGGGTTGACTTCGTTGGCGTCCAAGACTTCCTTGGCGGCACGCAGCTTCGCCACATTCAGGCCAACATCGGCAGCCGGGGAGCCGGAGCCGACCTGGACATCGATGGTATTCGAGCTGTCGTAGGAAGTCGAAGTCGAACCGTCAACGCCGGTGTAGGCAGTGCCATCAGCGGCTTCGACAATCGCCTCATCAATCGCACGGCCCATCGCAAAGGCGGCAGCCTGGGCGTAGGGGGAGGTGGGATCGATCAGCATACGGACACGGTCCTCATTGTCGATCAGGTCAGCCCAGTCATAATCGACCAGCGAGACCCGACGACGGGCGTGCGGGGTGTCCATCTGAGGCGTATCGGCGTGACGCGACGGGCGCTTGCGGGCCGCGACGGAGCCGATCTGCTCAAAGAATGCATTTTTGCCGGTGACCGACTCAACGCTAACAGCAGCGCGAAGGCGGGAGCCTTTCTGCTGCGAAAGATGCATCACGTTGGCAGAGTACTGCTCAACGAATGCCGTAGTGATTTGAATGGACATTTTCGTCCCTCCATCAAATTAAACCAGTTACACAAACCCAAGTGGGTCAACAAAACCCGCCGTTTAGGGTGTCGGTGAAACCGGCCTAATCTGATGCGAGACTAAAGTGCTAAGGCGACAGTAGTCGGTGTCTTAGGCTTTTACTTTGCTTGGCGCTTTCGGCACCCGCTTTTCAATGGCGGAGTGCTTTCTGGCATCCATGCAAAAGTCGCTAATCATTTTAGCCTTATGGATGATATTGTCAACATCTCTCCACTCATTCGCAGTGGCATGTTTAGCGAGACACTCAAATGCCCGCATACGCAGCTCAATAACGTCCAATTGTGTACTCACCGATCACATCCTTTCCGTGAAGCTCTTCCATAAGGCGCTGCATTTTCTGCACCATCGCAGGACGCTCAAGGTTTTCTGCGTCATAGAAGGACGGATCGCTCTGGATTTTGGCGATCTCAGCCTTCAATTGCGCCGGGGTGCGAGCCCCTTCCATGCCGCCCTCAAGCGCGGTGTCGCCCATGATCTTTTCGCCGGCCTGGGCAAATGCCTTCACAAGCTGGACATTGTTGCCAAGGCCCGTGCTGTCCAGCTCTGCAACCAACTCATCCCCGCCAAACTCGCGAATCGCCCGCATGGCCTGATTGAGCTTCTGATCATAAGCATTGCCCCACTCTGAGCGAAGTTGAGTCTGGGCGTTTGCCATCTCGTCCTCGGCACCACGGATCATGCCTTCAAACTGCTGCCCAGTATGCTCCATGTACCATTTCTGCAATTCGTTGGCTTGCTTCGCCGTCAAGCCTGTTTTGTGGGCAACTTGCTTAAACTCTTCAAGCGCGGCCTCATCGATGGGCGTCCCCTCGGGGAGATCGACTTTCTCAAACTCATACCCATTTGGGTCTTCCGGGCGGCCGATCTGGTTGTAGAAATCGCCCCACTCGTCATCGCTTTTCGGCATAACAAGCTTATCACGCCCAAGCATCGATGCCGCATTGATGTACCCCTTTGCCAGGGATTCAACGCTAGAATACTTTTTCAGCCCCTCATGGTCGCGCAAATCTTCCGGCAATGTGGTGCGCCAATCGTCGTTGGCCGGCGCTTGGGCATCGGCGGTGGGCTCTTCAACAGTTTCCTGGATAGCTTCTTCAGACATTCTCTTCTACTCTCTCTGGCAATGTGATGAAATCTTCAGGCGAATAATGCAACATGGACATAATGCGGAGTGCCGCGTTACGCATGCCTTCATTAAACGCCGTCTCTTGAGGCGAGGCACCAATAGTCGAATCCAGCACAAAGCAACTGGCGACGATGTCGTTTAGAACGCGCCGCCCCTCGTCTGTGCTGAAAGCGATTTTGTAGTCCCTAGTCCTCTGGGCTAATTTTTGACTACTCATCAACCTTGGTTAAGTTTCGAGAGAACGTCAGCCCCTTGACCGGCTGCCTCTAAACCCTGCTGCAACATAGCCATCTGTTGGGCTTGCTGTTGTTGCTGGCGCATCTGCTCCATTTCCTCCTCCGACTTAAAGAGTGAATTCGGCGTGCCGAACAGGTCTCCAAGCCAGCGGATCGTGTCCTCTCCGTTAATGATCTGGGCAGATTCGGGCTGCATTTGGATGATTGGGCTTGCGATCTCAAACACACGCAATAGACCGTTGGCATCCGTTTGCCTCTGCGCCCTCGCAAGGGGAGAGACATACTCAACGTCATAATCCGCGCCATCAAGGACCTCGGGGGCGGCTGGAAACTTTCTGCGACGATTGAGAAGGTTAAATACTCGCTCCACCATCGGACCGAGCAATTCCGTTTGCAAGCGTCCAAGGACCGGACCCATCAGGCGAAGCTTCTCCTCCTGGCGCTGAAGCACCTCGGTTGCCGTCATCTGTGGGCCTTGCTGTAACTGAAGCTGATCGATATAGAACCCGCTGCGAATGCGTTGGCGCACATCAAGCAGCATCTCCATGCCAATCGGAATATTGCCCCCCGTTTGCAGCGGCGTAATCGGATCAGAGCCGGAGCGTCGGAAATTCAGCCCACCGGGCACAGTCTTGACCGGGTTAAGCGCCCCGTCATCAGGGACAAGAAGTGGCGGGTCTACAATCTTTTGGGCGGCCTTGAGGACAGTCTTAGCCATCTCCTGTAGCATCTTGATGTCGGGCAGACACGATACGCCAGGTCCGCGACCATAAGTCTCGCCCGATACCTTGGCCCATCGAGGAGAGACATAAGGCATCTCCTCAAAGCCACCGTCATCAATAATATGTTTACCCTCGCATAAAACGTAAATAGACGTAACCGGAAGCTGATCGCGGGCAAGCGAGTTGTAGTCACGGTCCTTGCGAGGCTGGACGCAGTGGATAATATC